TCCATTTCAAAGAGGATAACATGATTTATCAGCTCACCCAGTTTGTTGCCAAAAGCACCGGTGATGCCCAAATGGGCAACACTCAAAAACATACATCGGTGGACGGGCAAATTTACAATTAATTGTGTCAAAAATGACAGGAGGTGGTATAATTACTTTTTAGGATTTGATTGAAAACTATCATTTGACGTTAACTTTAAAAAGGAGAAAAATCATGAAGAAGCTTGTAATTTTTATCGCACTATTGTTTTTCGTTCTCGCACCGCTGTCGGCAATGGCCGGTGGTTGTCCTCCGGGTCAAAGTTGGAAAGGTTCACCTCATTGGAAATGTATGCCCGACCCCAAACCCGAGAATCCTGGCACGACCATTAATAACACCAACACCAACACCGCCAAAGCCGAAAACAACATCGGCAACGGACTGGGTAATTTTTCGCCGACAGCAATATCCGGTTCCCATTCCAGTGCCAAAGGTGGGGACGGTGGAGATGCCACGGTCAAAGGTTCTGGCAACTCTTCCAATTTAAATATCAACACGGCAAAAGGTGGGGACGCCAAAGTCACCGGTTCCGGTAACTCCAAAAACACCAACGTTATGGGACAAAAATCCGAGAATACCAATGTTATCACCATTGAAGGGGATACCACAAACGTTGAGGCCGACAAACGGGAGCATATTCAGGGAGCAGGTTTGACGACTTCGAATGCCAATGTTGTCGATGCAAAAGCATCCAACGTTCGTGCAAAGGGTGACCTGCTCAGCAAGGTAAAGACCCTGACTTATGCAATGGCAAAAAAGGCCTCCAAAAACGCCTCCGATATGGAAGTGGAACCGGCCTTACTTTGGGAAAATGACTTCCGCACCGAGCTGATTACGGTTGGCATTGCCGGAGAATTTGCCGGTTACATTTACATTTTTTCCGATGGAGATGATTCCTATCTCGCCGCAATGGACGCCGAAGCCGCTGAAGAGGCAATGGAAGCCGGTATGACCCATATTAAACGCTTGGGTCCGGTTGAAACCTCAAAGCATTTATCCGGCACCGCATGGAATATCGGATTATCCGGTGGAGCATCCATCATGAGTGACGGTGAAAATCTGGCACTTGCACCGCAAGGTGGACTGAGCTATGGCAAAGCCGACTCAACCAACCTTTACCGGCCTGACGCAGTATACGAAATCTCATTTGACAAAAGCAGAATCAATGCCAAAATTGAGACTTCAAAATCAGACCGCTATATGTACACCGCAAGGTAGACCCTGCTGTAAGATAACCTGCCATATCTTATAGCCAAATCCGCCGCTTCCCCTGCCGCCTCCTAAAAAATAAAGCGCAGGGGACCGGCGGATTTTTAAAATCAATGAGGAGTAAAAATCATGAACTTCAAAGTAAAAAGTTATAAAAATTTACACTCCAAAGCCCGAATAATTTTACGCACCGCTGATAGACTCAGAGATATACTTGGGTCGCTCGTATTAGACCACGTTATAACCAATATGGCTGAAGAGATTTATGATGCCATCAAACCTGACCTCAAGCCGCCGCCTGACCTTGTCAACTATCATGAAGTCGTAAAAATAATCAAAGATATGAAATTTCCAGACGATGATGTCGATGGTCCGGAAATGGCCGACCATAATTATTTATTGGACAAAGTCCACAAACGATTAAAAGGTATGAAAGCTTTGTCAAAAAAAGAGGAGTGATGGTATAATGGAACTAAATGAAACAAAGGTTTACGTTTTGAACAAAGAGGAACTTCGCCGGATTATCTTCGAGCATTTAAAGGAACGTGGAATAGATTTAAATGAGGCAACGACCTCTTTTAATTGGGGAGCAGAACAGGTAAAAATCACGGCTTTAAAAACAAGCAAAAACCTGCAAATATAGCGGAGGGAAAAATGAGTCTTGTAAGCAAACAATATGACGATTTCGTTTGGGAACTAAAATATCGTCCGCCCACACTTGACCAAATTATACTGCCTGACTCGTTACTCAAGGGGTTTAATAAAATCAAGTCGTCCGGTAAATTGCCGAATATGCTTTTTAGTGGGCCGGCAGGCACCGGAAAGACGACCACGGCTTTTGTATTGGCCGATGATATGGATTTGTCGGCAATGTATATGAACATGAGCCTGGATAATAAAATCGATGATATCCGGTCTAAAATGATGAGCTTTGCCACGTCCGTTTCGATTGAAGGCAAACAAAAGGTCTTCATCGGGGATGAATTTGACCGGTTGAGTCCGCAGGCAATGGACGGTTTAAAAGGTGCCATCGAAAAGGTCTCCAAGAATTGTAAATTTATTTTTACCTCAAACCACAAAGGCAAAATCATCGAGCCGATTATCTCCCGTTTGCAGGAGGTCGATTTCATATTTAAAAAGGATGATAGACCGGCCATGAAGAAAAAGATGTGGAAGGCCGCATGTATAATCTGCAAAAAGGAAGAGGTTGAATTTGACCCTGCGGCTGTGGCCGAAATCGTCAAACAATTATTTCCCGATATGCGGAAAATCCTAAATCACCTGCAAATGTTGGGTCTGCGGGGAGAGGTAACAATTGAATCAGTCGAAGCCGCCATCGCCACGGACGTTGAATCTTGGTTCAAAATGTTGCGGGATAAAGATTGGAATGGTATCCGGCAATATATAGTCGACCTGCCAATATCGATAAACGACTTCTATTCGGTAATATTTGCAAATCTCGAGCGATATATGCGGCAGAATTTTATACCGGAAGCCGTCATTGCAGTGGCAAAATATCAATATGAAGCCGCCTTTGCGGTTGATAAACAAATCCCTCTGGCCGCACTCGCGATTGAAATGATGGGACAGATGGAATTTAATAAGGACTTCTAAAATGGTCAAACTGGTAATTAAAATTAAAGGGTTAGAGAATTGTTGGCATAAAAATATCACCAATGCCAGACGGGACGAAATGGAACTGGCGCAGAATAGTGCCGCAATTATATGCCAACAGGGATTATATGTCGGCAATAAAATGACCGGCATATGGTATCCGCCGCACCGGATTGAAGAAATTGGTATCGATGAGGTTCCAGAGGTATCCGATGAAGAATAAATGGCAAATAACCGCCTTGGGTCCGGATGGCGAAGTGGTCTTGGATGAGACCACTAAAACAAACCATCCGATATCGGAAATTCTCATGCATGTCGGCCAGTGTGCCAAGGATTTATGGTTTGGCCGGATAACCCATATCGCAATAAGTGGGGTTACGGATGGAGATTAAAACTCCACATAAGATGGAGATTACATTTTCGCCGGAATTAGTTAAAAAATTGGCGGAGGAGCAGAGCTTTGAAAAGGTAATCAGACCCAGTGGGGTAAGATATCATTTTTTAAACCGCTTGCTCGAATCAATCGAAAAAGGATATAAATCTATTACACTAAATTTTAAAGGAGATTGAAAAATGGGTGACGAAACTTTGAATGCATTTTACCTGATGAACGGCCAGATTATTTTTGCCGAGCTGACCAAACCGCGCAAAATCGGTGAAGGATATTTTATTCGACACGCCGTGATGGTGATGATTGGCCAGAATAAGCAGTTGGCGATGTCCACGGCTTATCCGTTTACCAATATCGATGATACCATCGAACTCAACGCCGACCACGTGACCGCCGTGTCAGACATCGAATGGAATGAGCAAATGGTCGCCGAGTATGGCAACTTCTGGACTCAGCTCCGGGCAAAGGCCGCAGGAATCATTCTTGACGGCACAATGCCGCCGCATGGAGGCCGACCTTCCTGATGTTTATCGAGCATTTCATATTATTCGGGGTTTTTGCCTATTTGGTTTCCCTATTATTTTTCCGGCCAAAAACCCTGACCTTTGCATTCCTGCTCTTGGGGATTATGCCAGTCATTGGTGAAGTCGCTCAGATTTGGATTCCAAGCAATATCCTGTTTGATTATGGTATAGCTCACCCGCTGTTTTTCAAATTTGAAGCGCACGATATCCTCTATAATTACGCCGGAGAATTGTTTGGCCTGGCTTTGATAAAACTTTTTAAATATCTTATTTAGGGGGATTTATGGAAACGATGGAGCATAATGAGACTGATAAATGTGATTGTCCCGGTTGCTATTTGAACACAAAATATGAAGCCGAATATGCCGCATATGAAAAACTGCCGCCTTATATCACGATGGAGATGCCGGAGAGAGCACATCAGGCCGGAGTATTATTGGATAATCGACAGGAAAATATCCAAAATTGGCTGAATGAACGGCAGACAGAGGGGTATGAAATGACGGCTGTCCATGATGGCCTGATTTTTATGCGAGCTATTCCGCCGCAGGGTATTACCCAACGGGATATTATCATGGAAGTCCTGCGCCGAAAAAAGGTAAATGAAGTCGAATTCCCTGCAACAATTGGGCCGGTGCAATGACAATTTCTGCAGGTTGAGGTAAAATACAGCATGGATGATAAAATAGGTTTATTTGATTACACGACTAATTTTTGCACGGATAAAAAGGATTTGCGGGAGCATCCCGACTTTTTAAAATCCTATAATCCGTTCATGGTCAACAAAGTCCTATCGATGAGCCCTAAAACATGCCATCTCGCACTTTTTATGTCCCAAAATTGGCAAATCCCACGGGAGCAACATTTCGCCTTTTTGAACGGGACAATAGACAGAGACCGCATATTTTTCAATTATGCCAAAAGGTCGGACGATGTATCGGCTGAAACTATCAAATATATTCAGGAATATTTCGTATGCAGTATGAGCCGAGCATTGGAATATGTCAATATCATGTCCGGCAAACAAATCAAAACGATATTCGACCTAATGAAACAGCGGGACAAAAAACCGTCAAAACGGAAGGGTAAAAAATAGTAAATAATTGTGAACATAAAATAATCTGAAAGGAATTGTAAAATGACTGATTTGAAAGGTTACGGAGTTGAGGTAAAGCTGCTCTCTGATTTTTTGGTAATCAAAGAGACCTTGGAAAGAATCGGAATCGCAAACAGAAAAACGAAGATTATAACGCCTTCGGTGTATATCCTGCACAAGCAAGGCAATTATTATATAATCCATTTTAAAGAGTTGCTCGCCCTGGACGGTTTCAAACGAAATATTAATGAGACCGATATATCCCGCCGCAATGCAATCATCAGCCTGCTCGCGAACTGGGGGATGGTATCCATTGAAGAGGAAGGGGTATACCAAGAGGAACTCGAAGAGCAGATTTTTGTTTTGCCATACGCCGAGAAAACAAATTATAAAATCAACCATAAATACCGCATAAGCAGACGGCGAGATTAATGGATAACGACTTATATCTTGAGCGTGTCGATATCACCGGCATCGATGAGGGGATTGAAATCGGCGAAGCAAAGCCGAGCATGACCTATCATATTCTGGTCCGGAAGAAAAAACATGCCTTGGTCATGCACTTTTTTTGGCAGAAATGCGAATTTTGTGACCGAGAAGACCGGGAAGGAGTTGTATATCTTGACTGATAATTGGGAGCATAAAACCGAGACGATGACCTGCGCATTTTGCATGTGGTTCGTTCAGCGGGGGATTTTGGGCCGGTGTCGCGAGAGGTCGCCAACCATAAAAGGATGGCCGTGCATGCATCCAACCGACTGGTGCGGAGCACATAAACTCGATGAGAAAAAACTCGCCGCCCATTTGAAACTGGAAAAAACCGGTTGCGGAAGTTGCGCGCAAAAAATAGGTTGACAATCTATACAAGTTCTTGTACACTTCACCAATAAAACTTGTATAAGGAGATACAAAATGCATTTCGCATATTGGAAAGGAAACTGGCCAGAATTTGACTTCCATTAAGTAAATTCACTTGATGGAAGGAGAAAAACATGATTAGAGGAGACGTTTGGTTTTCATTCGTATGGAATTCCTGCGCCAAAACATGGCCGGATGATTATTACCAACCTTATCGTTTTCGGATTGACCCAGTTCCGGGTATCCATAAAAGTTGCCAAAAATACAAATATATCAGAAATCGCCTGCATACCCATAACGAAAGATGTGCTTGGTTTGCCGGTGAAGGTCTGGGCCGGAGCAAACGCAGTCCGCATCTTCTCCCGACTGATTATGAGGATTTTGCACGGAGCAATATCAATAAATCCTGGAAAAACCGCAAAATTAGAAAACAGTGGGGACGTCCCGCACGGGATTAATATGCGCTTTAGTGGGTAATTTTTGACCAAAATTCACAAAAATCGACCACTATGACGCATAATATGCCATTTCGGGACTATTTAAAGGAACTATAGTTCCTCTTTAGCAATTATAGTTCCTCTAAATATTTTGAATGCCATTCATAAACTATAGTTTACGTTTATAAACTATAGTTTATTCCGCCAGTGTAGCTCAGCAGGCAGAGCAACTCACTTGTAATGAGAAGGTCGCGGGTTCGATTCCTGCCACTGGCTTTGTGGGGGTTGCTTAGTCCGGTCTAAAGCGCAGGGTTGTGGCCCCTGTATCGCGAGTTCAAATCTCGCCCCTCACCCCAATTTTTCCGGGATAGCTCAGTCGGTAGAGCAGGCGGCTGTTAACCGCCATGTCGCAGGTTCGACCCCTGCTCCCGGAGCCAATTTTATGCGGAGGTGCCTGAGCGGTTGAAAGGACCGGACTGTAAATCCGGCGTGTAAAAACCACGGAGGTTCAAATCCTCCCCTCCGCACCAAGCACTCCAAACGTTCCAAGCACTCCAAGCAGTAAATAATCATGGGAGGGTTAGCCCATGAAAAAATATATTTTATTACTCGCCGCACTTTTTCTCATTTGCAATTCGCAAATAGCGAATGCAACCGATATCATTTTCCAAAACAACACCAAGCATACCCAAATCGCCTATCTCGACTGGGTCAAAGGCCACCCATTTAAGAGACCTTGGCCGGTGAATATTGCTGCCGGAGAGGTAAGAGCCGGTGAGCGATGGGTTATCAAAAAGGGGATTTTAAATGACCCGAAAAATTTATTCCTTATCACGTGGCGAAATAGGGGAGATATGGAGATATCATTTTGGTTAAAAGGTGGGCCGGCACTGGTCGAAGTTTTTACCACAAAAGATTGTATCGGTCTGGCGTTTTAAGCTAAAAATCGCACAGCAGAATAAGCTAAAATCCCGACAGATATCCCGACAAAGTGTCGGGATTCGATTTATTGCGACAAATAAAAGGTTTATCGTGCCATAATAGCAGGATAAATGGCACGATACTGGCGCAATTTTGTCAGTTTCCGTCAATTGTCGTCATAATGGTAGATCCGGACCGATCGGAACGGTGTAACTATTTGAAATCTTTAGAAGCGATATTTGGCACAATCCTTGCTATATTATATGGCATGGAAAACAACGGACTGCAAATAAAATGGACCTGGAAAAAGCAAATTTTCGGCATGGGTATCTTAGCCGGATTGAGCATCTTTTTAACCTATTGGTTTAAATTTGTTTGTTGGGTAATGACCCTGCCATGCTAAAACATAAAATCATATTGATTGCATCGGCTATAATTTATTTGATAGTTTATGCAAAAATTGTTTGACTTTGTCCCGCCACCTGTTGTAACATAAGAAGAAACGGGAGAATTATACATGATAAACGAAACGTACACCATCCACAAATCCGAAGTAAAAAAGGTCGAAAAGGCAATCAAGGCCATAAATAAAAAGGCCGCAAAAATTGGTTGCTCCCCGATTGTTTTGACTTTCGGTAATGAAACCAAGGTGCAACGCACCACCGATTATGGCCGCAAGTATTTCCTTTTTATGATAGATGCCACGGTGCAGTATGAAATCCCGAAGATTGACGGTTGGGAGCTGATTTGCACCTTTGATATCTATCACAATCCCAAAACCGAAAAAGATACGGTTCTGACCTCAACGGTGCCTAATAAAACGGTGCCGCCGCAATTTTTAAATAAAACCGAAATTCATTGTGACCATTGTGGGCATACGAGACGCCGGACGCACTCGATGCTGATGTTTCACGCCGAGTCAGGGGATTACGCCGAAGTCGGGTCGACCTGCATCAAAGACTTTTTTGGCCACGACCCAACGGGACTCCTGCTTTACGCCGGATTTGATTTGGATGTCCATTTTAAAGATATGGATGACGAAGATTTTTATCCCTCTGCCGGATATGGCCACTCTGCAATGGATTTGCATGAAACTTTGGCCTATACATCGGCAACGATTAGAAAATTCGGTTGGACTTCTAAAAAGGTCGCCTATGAAAAAAGCATCACGCCGACTGCCGAGATAACTTTGACCCAAATGTTTCCGCCGCCGAATATGAGATGGGAAGATAAAATTGATTTACAGGAACGGGATAACGAAATCGCCGAGCAGACCATTGAATACTTTGAAAAACTTGACCCGCCGCTGAGCAACGATTACCTTTGGAATTGCAAAAAACTGGCCGAACTTGGATATGTACCTGTAAAACATATGGGCATAATTTGCTCGATGATTCCGGTATACCAACGCCATCTGGCCGACCTCAAAGCCGCCGAAGGGGATACCTCAGAATTTGTTGGCAACGTAAAAGACCGCCTGAAATTAATCCCCGCAACGGTTACCTTTAAAAAATACATTCCCTCAGATTTTGGAACGTCAAGCCTGTATATATTTCAGGGAGCTGATGGCAACACTTATAAATGCTTTTATACCGGAACGACTTGGGATTTTGAAATGGATGACAAAGTATTGGTCACCGGAACGGTAAAAAAGCACGATGAATTTAAAGGCCGCAAGTCCACAATGCTGACCCGATGCATTGTAACAAGGGACGTGTAAAATGGATAGAAAAAATTATTCAAAATATGACTCCGCCAAAGGGATGACATATTGCACCTTGAAACCGACATGGGAAGAGCAGATATTTTGCACCTGCTCCGAAATGGCAACCGGTGAAAAACGATGTATGTATTATCTGGCCAATATTGAGGGTGCCTGTGATAGCTTTAAAGCCCAACAGGGAGAAAATCGGGTAACTGAACCGAAGGCCTCAATGGGGTTAATGGAAAAAAATATATACTTTACCGGATTATAAGGGCAAATTTATCCATGAAGAAGATAATTAGATACACCATACTGGCAATGATATTTTTTATCGCCACCTGTGCGCCACAGGAGCCGCCCAAACGTAAATTTGAGGCATGGAACATCGAATATGGCATGTGCTCCGGTTATTTGGGGCAATATCAAGGCATGATGCAGGTTCACTATCGATTAAAAATGGTTGGACTCCGGTCTGACTCATACATTTACAGAGGGGTGAAATATTGGTAATGGAAAAATATACATTTGAAGACCGAGTGATTGCCTTCACATTATATAAAGGCAAAACTATCAAGGAAGGCATCGGCCTTTTTTCAATGGAAAGAATTGCCGAACTAACCGGCCACAGCATCTCCAGTTTTCAAATGAAAGTTAGCCAATTTAAAGGAGTTGCCGGATGCCGGACAAAAACCCAGTGTGATGCAACTTTCGGTCCAGGTTTGTCGGCATGGTCAGAAATGGATGAGTTAGTATGGAATGCTCATAAAGATACCGAAATCGCCAAACTGACCGAAGTCGCCAAGAAAATATTAAAAGATTTATGGAAAAGTAAATGACAATTTTTCACTAATATGGTAATATTCACCAAACGCTGAAAATCAAAGGAGAATTGAAAATGATTACATTGACCGGAAAAGAAAAACAAACCGTCAAGGATGCCGCCTTCGACCATTCACAGGGACTTTTTGGTTTAATCGAACGTGACGGGTATTTCAAAGGCACCGTGCCGTATCCGAATCGGGCAGACTTTAACATCAATCGGCCTTGCACCGAGTGTGGCAATAAGCACGAAAATCCTATCGCCGCCGAAGATTATAAAAACGCCATGAGTGCTTATCATGCCGACCAGAATAAAATGAGAGCATTATTCAAATATGCCGCCCTGTATGATTGTGGCCTTGAAGACCATCCCAAAGCCGACAAAGCCTATGAGATAGCATGGAGCAGGGGACATTCATCCGGCTATTATGAAGTCCTGCAAGAGCTTGAAGAATTGGCCGAATTGTTAAAGGATTAACGCCATGAAAAATAAAGGTAAAAATCAGCACCGGTTATCACAAAATCCACTCGAAGAAAAATTTGCCAAGGAGTGGGAGAAACGCAATACGCTGAGCCGCCACGGAATGTTAGAATATATTCTGGCCGGTGAAAATAATACACCTGCATTTGTCGAAGACCATGACCGAGAAGTCGCCGCCTCTGTTATTCAATGGTTGGGGACGCCGGTTGGTCAGGGATTTTTAACCGATGTTTTGAAAAATAGCATTAAACCAAATCCAACTGGGAGAGGACATATCATCCATGAAAACCAACGGTGACAAAGAAGATTATATAACCGGAACCGGCCAGAGATTAAAGGTGCATAATAAATCTGTATGCGCCGGAAATCCTTGTCCGATTCATAACCCGTCCAACCATCCGATGATTGAATTTCCGACCCACTGGCGGGACGACAGGGGTATTATGGAACGGATTTGTCCCCACGGAGTCGGCCATCCGGACCCTGATGATTTTTCAATTCGAAACGGCCATGATAAGGGAGTCCACGGTTGCGATGGATGTTGCACCGGAGATTATCCTATCAAATCACCTGAACCACCTGTATTGCCAAAAGGTCAAACAATTGAGCCCGAAATGGAGACCGTTGATTTCCGGGTGGGCCGGCAGAGAGACCACCTCATTTATTATGGGGACGGAAGTTGCTATGATACTGACCGTGGAGAGTGGGTAACTTTAGTCGAAGCCATTCCCGTCAGCACGATGCACCCGGATGACGTTTTGGTATTAAAGCTGCCTCAACTCAACCTGCCGAAAAAGGTATTGATGAGATTTATCCATCAACAGGTCTCCGCCGTCAAACAAATTTTTCCAGGTCAAAAAGTTATGGTTTTGGCAGACGGGATTGAAATCGAACTTAAAAAGGTGGAAGATAATGAGTGATAAACAAGGAGAAAAATGAAGCACGAGTGGATAAGCAGAGACCCATATCCCGGAACTATTTGGTTCCAATTTTATGGTTGCCACGACCTGCATGAATGCGCGAACTGCGGGGCTGTGCAGGTAAAACATCCTAATACTGAATGGATGAGAGTGGTTGGTTATTCTTGGTTCCCAAAAGTCGGCCATTGCAAAGGGGTCAAATTTAAGGAAGATGATTTGGTCAAATTGCCATCAGACCGCACCATTGTTTCCTTTGATGATTATCCGACCACGGTTTTTAAGGAAAGGTTTTCGCCGGATAGATACGGTAAAGCTGCCGTCAAAAAAGCCCATAAATATGGTGAATCGTTTCACGGAAAAATAATTTTTGTCGGCCTGACCGCATATAGGGTGACCGGCCATGATTTGATGATGGGAGCTTTTGATTATGTCGGGTCGCTTTTATTTGTAATTAAGGAGTATGATAATGATTAAATATCTGCAACGCCTGGTTGAAAAATTAATGAAAAATTTGCAGGCCATTAACGAAAAGGTATGCAAAAGAGAGAATGAAAAGATGCTCAAATGGAGTCAGGAACGGGTCGCCCACCATAAAGAAAGGTTGGCTTTTTATCAAAAATGTGAAAAATTTTATCAGAATTTTGTTGACAAATAGCCGTGATTGATATAGGATTAGAGAATACAATCGATTTAATGATTAACCTTCAACGGGAGATGAATAATATGGAATCCGTACACGATGTCGTAAAAATGCTCGAAGCAGAGCCATCAAAAAACGCCAAACTCGCCCTGCTCAAGGAACACGCAAATGACGACCTGCGGGAGTTTTTCTATCTCGCCCTTGAGCCCACTATCATTTTTTACATCAAAAAACTTCCGCATTATGAGACCAATACGGCAACGCCCACTTCTTTAATGGATGCCTGTTATCAATTGGTCAACAAAATCGCCAGTCGGGAACTGACCGGCCACGCCGCCTCCGATTTCATCGCCGACCTTTTTGACCGGATGGATGATGAAAACGCCGAGATGCTCAAACGCATCATTTTGAAAGACCCAAGGGTCGGCATGTCAGAAAAGACCATTAATAAGGTCTGGCCGAAACTCATCACCGAAAAATTGTATATGAGGTGTGCCTCATTCAATCAGAAAAATCTGGAACGGGTCAACTATCCGGCCATCGCCGAAGAAAAAGCTGACGGCCTTTTTATCAACGCCATCCGCAAAAACGGTGTGCCGCAATTTTTATCCCGCAACATGAAGCCGATGACCTTCCACGGCAATCTTGAAGTCGAAATTACCGATATGGATGCCAAAGGGGACTTCGTTGTCCACGGGGAAGGCCTTGTTTTAAATGAGGACGGCACCGATTACCTTGACCGCAAAACTGGCAACGGTATCATTTCAAAGGCCATCAAAGGCACGATATCGCCGGAAGAAGCCGCCAGAGTCCACCTGAAAGTTTGGGATGTAATGCCGCTTGACGCATGGAGAAGCAAAAAATGTGAATTCCCCTATGAGATGCGCCGAGCTAAGATTCACGGCATGGTAGACAAACTGGCATCCCCGAAAATCGCCTATATCGACTCCAAGTATGTCGATAATATCGATGAGGCATACGCCTTTTTTCAGGCCATGTTGGATTTGGGTCGGGAAGGCACCATTGTAAAAAACCTGAACGGCATTTGGAAATCATCATCATCGGGGAGCAAGGATTGTGTCAAGATGAAAAAGAAAGACCCTGCCGACCTGCTTTGCACCGGAACGTATGCCCACAAGCAGGAATATATAATGAGGGGAGAAGAACGGATTGACACCACCTCATGGATAGGGGGATTGAATCTGGAATCATCGGACGGACTGGTAAAGGTAAACTCCGGTTCCGGCTTAAACGACCTTGACCGTCAAAAGCCGCCAGAGTATTACATCGGCAAAATCATTGAGGTCGAGTATAACGAAATTATAACGGCCAAAAATAAAGACGGATATAGCCTATTTCTGCCCATCATCAAAGAGGTAAGAGACCCTGCCGACAAGGATGAGGCCGACTCTTTTGAGCTGATTCAGGAACGGGCAAAGGCCAATAAAAAAGGTAAAAAATAAAAATGGATACAAACGAAGCCGCCATCACATTCATGGCCGAATTACCGCAAAAGGTAATCGCCCAAAAAATTCAATTGCACAAATGCCTTGCATATTCATTTGTTTATATGGCCAAAGCCAACAAACTGGGCAACCATATCGGCCTATATAAGCAATATATGAAATATGCCGCCGACCATTTAGCTCACGCCAAACGGTTGAAGGCCATTTACCTGCAATTAACGGATTGAGAAGTCCGAGTGTGAGGATGGTCGAGGTCCTACAGCTAAAGCCGCTGAAATCGAATGGCCGTGCGGCATGGGTAAGAACGGCAACCTCCGACCACCTTTTTGAAAGGATTTTTATGGGCAAAGGCACACCTAAAATGTATCAGTGCAACGAATGCTCCGCCACATGGTCTGAGGCGGGAAAAGTAACCCAGTGCATCAATTGCAAAGGTTTCAATATTGAAATATATTGGGAACCAGGCACGGAAAAATTTGATATTGATGACCCAATGTGGAGAGTGGAACCGGTGCCGTCACGTAAGAGGAGTGAGCCTTCACCTCCGATGCAGAAATCCGGTGGGAGACGGGACGCCAATGCACCCGCTGAAGTTAGTAAGCAACGTGACGGCATTCCGCCACAAGAAAAAGATGACAAAACAATAAAACCTGTGGTAAAATCAGCTAACTTAACGGATTTATTTAATAGTTTAAAATAGGCCAGAGGGGAACCAAGGCATCCGAACTTTCCTATAACGGATTTGATAACGTATAGCTCAGTGGATGAGAAAACCCACTCCCCTCATACAAAAAAGGAGATTGAGAAATGGAAGTATTATCGAATGGTATGATTTCAAAGTTTTGGATTCCGGTAGAGGAAGAGCCGGACATTGACCGTTTTATCGATGAGTCAATTATCGTTGAAATGGAAAAATTTAAGCTTGTCGGCACTCTGAAAAAGGTATCCACCTGCAAGAAAAAGGACAAGGAGACCAAGGAATACGAATATTTCAAAGAGCTGACGGTTGCCGTCACCCATATCTGCTCCGCCGATGATGAAAATTTCAACATCGTTATCCCGGATAATAAAGATGAATATGGGATTCACATCGATTTCCGGTATGTGCCAGTTGATGAAACGCCGCCCGAAGAGGCCGATGAAACAGAAGCTGCCGGCCCTGGTCCGGAAGAAGAACTCGACTTTGAGCCGGATGCCGAGCAACAGGCCGAACTCGACCATCGGGAAGAGCAGGAATTGGCTGATGATTTGGCTGATGAGGCCGAGTTTGAAAAGGAAAACAATCTTGGTGCACCGGAAGAAGAAGAGTTCTTCCCGCCCGAAGATGAGGCCGATGCCCACGCCGCCCATGATGCCCAACCGGAGAACGATGACGGCACTGACGGCACTGACCCCGATGAATTTTTCGATGAGCCCACGGAAGTCGACAACGGCACCGGGGAAGAAAAAAAGGAAACCCCTGACGATGACGGCATCGACTGGGGTGATGATTAATATTTGACAGTTTTCCTGCAAATGTGGTATTATACCGAAAAGCAGGAAAACCAATATGACGGGACGACAGCCGTGCGCCGCGGTGAAAACAGAAATAAGCATGGGCATTGTCCCCGATTAACCGGAGATAAAATGGCTGAAAAGGGACGTCCGGACCGCACAAAATTGAGGGAAGAGGATAAAGATGCCGAGCAGGAACTTATCTCCGCCAGTGCTAAACTTGTCGGGGCAGATGACTGGGAGGGACCTCAATTATATCGAGCCGAGAAAGATAAATGGGGTATATGCGCCGGATGTGAATGGTTTCAATATTGCGAAACCGAATTCGGCAAACAATTTGCTAAATGCTCCGAGACTAAAATGCTTTTAAACCAAAAAGACCGGATGGTTGAGTGTACCATGTTTGAAAAAATCGGGTCAATGAGCCTGCGAGACATGCAACAAATAGCATGGTATATTAATCCACATAAGAGGAGGGTGGGATTTTGAATAACGAGCCATTGAAAAAACGCACTGTTAAAACGGTATTGCAGGAGTGGAAGGATAACCTTCTGAGCCAAGGCAAAAAGGCCTTCTGGCCATCATGGGTCGCCGGAACCTATATTTCGCCCGATAACCGCAAAGCCCAACTCAATCTGCAGAGATTAAAGGAGAGGGTCTGGCCGGATATCAAGGATAAGGTCGTCCGCCGTCACGGTAAAAACGTCATTGTGAAATATGACCGCCGCAAGAAAACCAAGGCAGAAAATTATTTTTCCGATGATAACTCCTTGGATGCCATCGCCCGAATGCTTTTGGCCGGTGGGACTCGTGCTATGCGCCGGAACCTCTGCCGCCGCCTTGGACTCCGGTGGAAGACCGAATATGTTGAGGCCGAGCACATGATAATGGAATCTGATAATTTCTCCGGCTTTGGATATGATGGTATTAAAGCCTCTCGCGGGGTAAAATCGTGAATATCCAACGAGAAGTCCTCCGCCGCATGGAAGCCGGAAATAAGCTGATTGACATCATTTGTGAATTGGTAGAGGGGTCGGATGATATCGATTATCATGACGTGGCCGATGTGGTAAAAGAAAATCCGACCATGATGGCACTCCTTGAGCAGGAGTTTAAAAAACGTAAAATGCTCCCGGCCGGAGAAAAAGAATTTAATTTGACAAATATCTTCAAGGAACTGTAAAATGAAAAACCAATTGGATTTGACATTTTTGTGGTGGGTATTGCCATTGAAAAAATATCTTAGAATCCGTTTTTTAGCAATTAAATATTGGTTGCAGGGGGATGAATGGAAGTTTGCAGTCGAATATGCAACCAGTATTGTGGAAGGATTTAAAAAATGAGCACTGGCTTCCACGCATACTGGATTTATTGCACCATAAAGCATATCCATTTTTCGTCCGGCAAATACGACATCACCAAACAACGCCTGCCGAAAAAGGAGCAGTTCCTCAAATCCTGGAATGACCGAGTGATTAATAGAGACGGGTCGCTATTTTACAAATTTTATGAATCCCTGCCGTTTGATAAGGAAACTTATATCCGGTGCTTTGCCTATTATTACATGAAAAACCCGCAGTTCCATATATCCGATATCCTTACCGACAATTTTCAAACGTTTAAATTCAATGAGTTGGAATTAGAGGATATTTTGGGGACGGTCAAGTCGGACTTTTTGACCGTTATACTCCGGACCGAAGAAAAAGAGATTGATAAGCACCACATGTTTTACGGCAGTGACCAGATTTTGCCTATCGTTTTCCGGTTATTTGACCAGGGTAAAATCTCGATAAATTCATTAATCGCTTTCAATGAGGTATTCCCACTCGCCCGAAAAGTATTGGCGGAACGGGAGACCCGCACCTTAAATATTGTCGATGCGGAGAGATGCAAGAATTATGCCATTATTTTTGACAAATATGCTCAAATCGTATATAATAGTTATAAAGATATTGATTGGAAGGACATCCTTCAAAGTTATTATAAACAAATTATGCAGAGGGGACCCAACGCTTGAGGGAGCAAATGGCTTCCGTTTAATTAGGGGAGAAATCCCGCACTAATGACTAAATACTAAACACTTTTCACTAACCACTAACCACTAATTATTAGGAGATTAATTACTATGGATTTTAAAAATTTCAAGAAAGGCCGAGAAAAACTCAACGGCGCAGTTAACAAAATGAAAGACCAGAATCCGAAGTTCAAAAAGGATGAACGGTTCTGGACGCCGACCAAGGACGACACCGGTTCATCGAATGCGTTAATCCGGTTTCTGCCGCAACCCGACCCTGAATCACCGCCCACAGTTTCATTTTTCCAACACGGATTTAAAGAAAAAGGCAAGTGGTTCATTGAGAATTGCCCGTCCACCCACGAAAATCCCTGCCCGGTTTGCGAACATATCGAGCCTTATTGGGATGAGGATACCGAAGAGAGCAAAAATTATGCTCGAAGGTATAGCCGGACGAAGCAGTTCATTTGCAACATTCTGGTTATCAAAGACCTGATGAAGCCTGCCAATAACGGCAAAGTCTTCCTTTTTAAATTTGGGGTCAAACTCTACGAGAAAATCGAAGAGAAGGTCTTCCCCGAATCGGAACTGGATGAGGCCGTTGCAGTATTTGACATGTGGAAGGGAGCAGCTTTTAAGCTCAAACTCCGCCAGAAATCAGGCCGCAACAATTATGACAACTCCGAGTTTGTTGCCAAAACTGGCCCGATCGCCGAAAATGATGAGGCATTGGAGGTCATTTACAATCAGATTATCCAACTGGATGAATTTTTGACCCCTGAAAAATTCAAAGCCTATGACAAACTGGCCAAGAAATTCAACCGCATCATGAAAATCAAAGGCACCACGGCATCCAAACCCGCCACCGATGATAAAGGGGACGACCTGCTCGATGAATTTTCCGACGGGCCGGCAGACGAGAAAAAATCCGCCGCCAAAGAGCCGGACGATGTCCCTGATGATACTGGCACCGATGATGATTTCGATTTCGAAGATGATGCCAAGGAGCCTGAAAAGGGCACCGATGCACCGGCTGAAAAAACGGAAGAGAAAAAGGAGCCGGAAAAGAAAGCTGACGGGGACGATTTCAATTTCGATGATGAAGATGAGGATTTTAATTTCGATGATTAGTTAATGGCAATTTCTGGCAAGAGCATGAGTGCCAGTAAATGCCACTTAAGTGCCGAGTTAATCCCCTTTTAGCGGGACAATTCGGCTTAAGTGCCGAGTAACAAAAACATGGGATAGACCGATATGAGAATGATGAGGCGGTCCGTGGACGTTAAAACTATTACCCATAATTAAGCCTCTTCGCCGGTCACTCGGCCCACCCTGCCAAAGGGTGTTTTTAATGACGGCAATCTTTACACCTGTTTGAAGGCAAAGGTGCAGTGTCGGCCTTTGGTTTGCCGCCATCCTGGAAAAGGGGGAGTGCAGTGTCGGCTTCCCCTTATTTCTTCGGCACCACGTGCGCCGGTGTCGGCGATTCTTTTACATGCTCGCCTATCATATCTGATACTTTGTTTATGGTAAAGAAAAAGCCTATGGCGTAAATTATGAGGGTGATTATTCCGACTAAAAGGGGGAGACGAACCTTTTGCCATTTATCTATGGCATCCAGACGTCCGTCAATTTTTTCGACAAGGGTTTTTATATCGCCGACTGAGGTTTTGGTATCCTTGGCGATGTTTTCATAACATTTAAACTCAGCTCTATCCGGTAAATCGTAAAGTTTGTCTTGCAGCTTTTCGATTACCTTACGGAGTTCTGATATAATGGAGGTGTTTCCGCTCACGACTGCGAGCAGCTCTTTTAAGAATTGACCGTTTTGCATCGTTATCCGCCGGACCCGCCGTTTCCATTTGCCACGGCTTTAATGTCCATTGCCTCAATCTTCTCCAATTCAATTTTTTGCTTGGCCATAATGGACTGCAGAAATTCTACAAATGAGGGTAAAACAATCGTGCCGGATTTTTTAGATATTGTCCCGCCACTTTCTTCAAGCAGATTCATCTTCGTTCGCCTTTTCGTGTTTTTTGGCCGCATCAAGCACTTCGGATACCGATGCAGATACCTTTTTCTCGCGTTCCTCTTCGGTGTCTTCCTTCTCCGGACCG